GGCTGGAAGTCGCCAAGCAGCTCGGCCGCAAAGGCGGCCGCAAGCCGAAGATGACCGACAGCAAGATCGAGTCGGCCAAGAAGCTGCTGGCCAGCGGGGTGCCGCCCAAGGACGTGGCCAAGAACCTCGGCGTGTCCATTCCGACGCTGTACCGCTGGGTGCCAGCCTCCACGCACGCTTAGCGTGCTTTATTTTCCGTTTTCTGAGACGACCCCCATATTGAGTCCTTTCAAGTGAGTCACCGAAAGAACTATACCGACAAATAATAGGTAAGTCATTACTTATCAATTGCATTTTTATGAGACATTCAAGACTCATTGTTTCAGTCTTTGGAAGACTGTTGCTGCGCGGTTATCGAAACTTGGTTAATGCTAATGTACGCGTACATTAGCATTAACCCTCTCATTCCGGCAACAAATAGCATTACAGCAGTGGGAAGCGACGAGAACCATCAACAAAAAAGGGGCCGAAGCCCCTTTGGATTTTGCGCTGAAAAAAGTGTAACTACGATGCTAAGAAGCACTATGGTTAAGAACGTCTGCCGTGTCTATCACAGCGTTGAACGGTCTGGCGACATTTGCGGAGTCTTTCCGTTCGGACGGTGGTGGCGAACTCCAAACCGTTCAGCGCTGTGTTGGCGATGGTGGGTGGACTCGAACCACCGACCAGTTGATTAACAGTCAACCGCTCTACCACTGAGCTACACCATCATTATTCGCGGCGGTACTTGTTCATGGACAACCAGGCAACCAAGAACTTTCCCGCAACTTGCACTTTACGTTAGTGCCAGACGAGGCTTGTGGCTTGCTCACATAGAGCGAAGATCTGGAATCCTTCTCGGCGGTTGATGGCCGCCAGATTCTTCGATCTTATTGGATGTATGGAATCATCCATGTTGTGAAACCAGGGGCTACATAGGCAACAATGATTTCACCAGAGGGTTAAAGAATCCTGCTTTCACAACGTTGAGGCCACTGAACCGATTTATGTTCGACCCAACATATTGATCAGTCACTACAGCTCTGTGGAATCACCTGTATGATTAAAAGAAAAACAGTGACCTCAACGTTGTGCGCTGGCTAACCAAGCCAGCCGGGTTACGTCGCCGCTTTTAACCCAAGATTAAACGACATAAGTAATGGAAATGACGTAACAGGATGGACGGTCAGCTGGCTGAAACCGGGATGATGGAATGGAATGAGGAAAACCAACCGCCCATCCTGTTACTTCATCGAATAGGGCATGGGTGGTGCAACATGCCCTATCCTGCGTTCTGCAATCACACTCGCTCAGTGTGTCCCATTTCGGTGACGAGGCTGGAAACTGACCTCGCTGGTGTTTGGCTTCTTAGGCTACTGCCAGGTACGTATCTTCGTTTGCAGTTATATTTAACGTTCAAACAGTCGCGTCTCAACGAAAACAAGTGAATCTTATACATATTAGATAAGTAAGTAAATACTTATTTTTCTGTGACTCGTTCAGTTGCTATCTTTTTGATCAAACTCACCTTCTGTTCCGGCGTTCTCGTGATGATGGCCGTAAAACGCTTCGCTTGAATAGTGATAGTTTCGTTCTCCTTGAGTTCGCCGTAGTGAGTCTCCAGCAGAGAACCCAGGCGCCACAGACCGTCGTCTATGCGTTTATGGCTGGCAAATCTGATCAGCAGTAGCTTTACGATTAACTGACCAATGTAAAAGGCATATCCGAAGCCGGCCGCCACAAGGTAGGTTGCCAGCCACCAGTCGAATGAGGTCAAATTGCTCATTTCTGCACTCCCGTCTCGTGAACAACCCGATACAGACGCTTACCGATGCGAAGCGTTTTGGTTTTCAGTTCCTGCCTGACCAGATCGCGACAGATACTGAAGCCGAGGGCCACGCCCCCAGCAAAAGATAACAGGATGTATGGAATCATCAGAACGCCCCCGCCTCAGTCAATTGCTGTAACAGTGAGTGTCCTTTTTCAGTGAGTTGATAGTTCTCCACACATCCTTTTGGCGAAACGTTAGCGACAAGATTCATACGTTCCAGTTTGGCGCGGGTCTTTGGCTTCCAGTTGGCGTAGAACTGTTTCCACTGGCTGATTTCACGCAGAGTTTCTTTCTCCCGTTTACTTAACATGATCATCCTTAATCTCCTTCAGTGTGTACGTGATATCTACAATGCGGTAAATGCGGCCGCGCCTCTGCATGACACCGGCTTTTACGTAATCGTTGATGCAGCTGGACATAACCAGACTGCCGATAACAATGCCGACGACCAAAAATACAATCATCCAGCCGAGCATCAGTCTTTATCTCCAATACGGTCTTCGGTATCTCGCAGACATTTCGGCCACTTCAGACGTGGGTGGCGTAAGCTACCGTCTGGCGTTTTCTCATGGCAGTGAACCTCGACGATGCGTCCACGATATTTCTCCTGATTGTTCCAGATCTCATCCAGGTACTTATGTTTGATACCGCTGGCACGCACGATGACGCCGTTCTCCAGACGAATCACTATCTTGCCTAGCGTATGCGCAAAGCCAGAGTCCGGGTCGCCTGGCTCGAAGTCGATGATTTCACCGTCTTCGGAATCCTCGTCTTTCAGCTTCCACCAGCTGCGGGTACGCTTGAACTCGTAAACAGAATCCGGATCTTTGCCCATCTCCCCCTCTTCATTCTCATCCAGGCGCTTCATGAAGCGTTCGATAAAGTCTTCATGGCTATGGATGATGTAGAACGGATGCAGGTGGATATCTTGCGCGTAATCTTCCCCGCAAGTGTTGCGGAATAACGCCACCAGCATAGCCAGGCGCTCTTTCAGCTTCATGCCGGTCTTCAGGTACTCTTTGCTTTTTGCCTGAGCACGCCACTCCGGTAAGAAGAAATCGAAGATATGGTAAACGGCACCAATGGCTGTCACGTTCTTCTTGCGAAGCGCCGACACGGACTGGTTGAACGTACCTGCAGTACCCTCACCATCGAAAAAGATGTGCTTGAAACCGGAGAGTCTGCCTCGCTCAAGCATGGCTGGTTTAAGGTGATCGAGTGACGTAATCGGATTGCCGGTACGCGTCAAGAAGTTCACCTCTTCCTCGTCAACGATAACTTCGCAGATAACCCGGAGACCATCGAGTTTGAGGCTGCCGATCATTGGCCACTTGGCCTTTGGGTTTTGTTTAAATGGGTATTTGTCGCCTTTCTCCTTGTACGGAGACGCCAGCTGTACCTCAAACTTCGGAATTGGGTTTTCGAACACCTTGTTGCACAGGCTAATGCCGACGCCGGCTTTCGGATCTTTCAGCAGGAAGCGACGAAACACGTCCTGCCCGTCAGCGCACATTGAGGCAACGAGTGATTCGACAGCAGTAATGGCCGCGTTCCCGGTCAGTTCGCGCGCCGCCAGCTTCTCCAGCAGCTCGACTACCTTCTGATCGCTGGGTACGGAAGTATCGAGTGGCTCGGCCACTTTGTACTTCTTCACACCGAATCGAATGAATGGGTTGAGCATTAGCGAGACCATGCTCTGCTCAAATTCATCAAGGTTGGCCAGCGCCTCTTTCTTGGCGTTGGTTCCCATCGTTTTTATGGCATCCAGCTTGTGCTTTAGGGCGATCAGTTTTTCCATTAGTGTTTAACCTCCATCGGTCGCTCGGGAGTTTTCATGTGTTTTCTTTGGTTGCTTCTTCAATGAGTGCCGCGTACACGTCAGTGACGGGCGCCAGTGAATCGGTGGACGTGGTTTCGGGTTTGGCTGGTTCTGTTTTCTTCGTGCGTTTAACCAGACTGTTAATCGTCATGGTGTTGCGCTTCCGGGTTAGCGTTCTGGCGTGGTCGTTTTGCTCTTCCACTTCTTTGATAAGCGCAGCCATATCGATGAAGTAGAGCTGTTCGCCTTTGCGGATCTCTTCGACCATCATCTTCAGCGCCTGGCATTTGCCAGCAGCAATGGCCGCAGCGCAGGACTGGAACGATGTCGCCGGGAGGCGCTTCTCTTTGTAGGCGAGGATGGTGTGCTGGCAGACTGTATAGCTGCAATGGGCCTCATGGCCGTTGATCTTCACTTCCGGACAGCGCAGCGAATAACCGTTGTTTCCGGAGATAGACGGGATTTTCGACAAATCTGTTCTTGTGGACATGCTTCTAACCGTAGTCGTGTACTTACTTATTAAGCGCAGTTTAAAAAAGCCCCACCAGGGGGCTAAATGGTTTTTCGAGGCTTACCAGGTCGCCCAGCCAGTCATTTTGTCCTGAGCGGCTTCGAACCGGTATGGCTCCAGTAAATCGTTGGCATGGTGGACGGCGTATGATTTTGCCTCCTGTTTAATCATCGGCAGCTCGTTGGCCAGGCGTGCCACCTGCCCTGCAAAACTGGCGAGCACACCGTCACATGCCTGACCCGCGTCAACAATGATGCGCACCAGGTCTAAGTCGCTGCGGCACATATCGCAGATGATGCCGTATTCCACCTCACGAATGCGCTCAACGGCTTTTTTGGTATCGCCACTGACCACCAATTCCAGCAAACCAGGTGGTGTTGTCAGATCGGTAACGCGTTCGGTAACTTCAGGCAGTTCGACAATGCTCAGGAACGCCGCGATAGACGGATCATCCTCTACACCAGCCCTGCCTTTGATCGCGCGAAGAGTTGCGTCGACAATTTCCTCAAATCGTTCACCTTCATCACACACCGCCTGATTGGTGTAGACAACGCGACCGTCGTACCATGCACCGGCACGTACTTCGACCGTTGCGTCCTTCATTTTGCGAGTGAACGCCACGAGTGCCGCGCGTTTCTGTTTAACACCAGGCAGCTCCGGGGACTCTCCAAAACGAACCCATACCCGCATGTATTTCGAGCCTTCCCCAAGAGGTGCTGTGCTCACAGACGTGGCGATGTGCTCCAGCGCAGTTTGGATCGCCTCATCGATAATCTTCTGGCGCTCTTCTGTATCAATTTCTACGCCTGATTTGTCGATAATTTCGGTAACGGACTTCTGAATATCTGCTTTCATAAAGGTTCCTCAATTCCTTCGTCGAGCATATTCTTACAGAAAAATAAGTATGTATCTACTTATCATTAAAGGCGTGCAATTTATACAAGAGCTTTAATGCCGAGTACCTTGCTTTGTAGCTCCAACTGTCTGGAGTACGGCTTGGCACGATAATAGGCTTTTAGTATCTGCTCTGGCGTCGCGTCGCCGGGGTCGAGACCTTCTTCGCCCAGACAGGCCACTTTGACATTCAGTCCGATGCTGGTGAGACGTTTGGCCGCTGACATGGTGTTGCGGATCGCTTGCTTTTCGCTGTCCCACATCATGATGACGTTGCGTAATCCACGCGCCTTGAGCGTCAGGAACGCGCCTAACTGATCTTCAGCGTCCTCATTCATATTTCCGGACAAGTGCATCCCGAACGTGCCAATTGGCTCTACATAATCCCGCAGCGTCTCTTCGTCGAAGATGGCTCGCTTCACGCCCATTACGTCAAATGCCCCTTCACACACAACGACCGTTTGTTTTCCGACTGCATTGTGGCCGTTGTAGAGAAACTTACCCGACGCCGGCAGCTGCATGGGGAAGAGATAACGGCGTTCTGCTGCACCGGTAATGTCACGCCCCTGGAAGGTCTTCATCACGCCATCCAGATCGTAAACCGGTATCAGGATGCGCATATCAAACACCTGCCCTTTGACCTGGTCTGTGTACGGATCGACGTATGCGTGCTTGCCTTCGACGCAGTAACGCAGATCAAAGTATTTGGCCAGCTCCGGGGAGATATGGCGCTCCACCAGATAATCAGGAAGACGACCGTCAATGGGGAGTTCGTAATGGCGCGGGAGAGCTACTGGCCCTTCGAGTTCAACCTTGCTGGCCAGCACGACCTCTTCCGTCTTCGGCGCCCATCCTTGTGAGATCAGCGCGTTCTGGACGTACTCTTCAAAATCGCGACGGGATTTGCCGCTGTAGTGCTTGAGGAAGACCAGCTTGTTGAACTGAATCTCTTCGGGATGATCACCAGCAAAGCATTTGCCGACGCCATTGGTCAGGTTGAAATAAACCTTCCAGTTTGAGCTGCCGCATACCGGACACTCCTTGATATTCACCTCACGTCCACGAGTACTGACGCCACCACGACGGTAGATGATTCCTTCCATATCGAGCCATTGTTCAAAATCCAGCTCGGTCAGTAATTCTTTCAAGTCGCTCACGTTCTTAACCCTACTTTTTGCAGGTAATATCTTGATAATCCTCGGTATTTGAATACCATAAAGGCTCATGTGTTTTTTCTTTTGTGGCTTTGGCAAAAGAGAAAATTTGTTCTCTTATGGAGACCGGCGTGGAGAGCGTTTCTCCACGCCTTCTTT